CCTTCAAAGGTGAAGGAGAAAGACGAACCATCGCATCCAACTTAAACTGTTGGGATGTGCAACAAGAACAAATATCTGAGGAGATAAATTAATGGAAGAGAACACAGCAACATTGCCTGACGGCACGGAGATAGCAGAGTCAGAGATGACTGAAGACCAAATTAATGCCATGAGGCATATAAGAAGTTTAAGAGATAAGGTCGCAAAACTAGAGTTCGAAATAAACGAACTTTTACCTAGTTTGCGTTTTTATGAAAATTCTTTTGTTAGTTCTACTAAAGAAAAAGCAGAAGAAGTAATAGATGATAAATCAGACAATACCAAAGGGGGTAAAAAATGATTTTAGATATAATAATGTGGGTAACAGCTATCGTAACTATTTCAAGCTTGATAGCAGCAAGCACACCAACGCCAAAGGACGATATTTGGATTGGTAAATTGTACAAATTTATTGATATGTTGGCTTTAAACATTGGCAAGGCCAAAGATAAATAATGTACGAATACAAGTGTAATATCACGAGAGTTGTAGACGGTGATACAGTAGACGCAGAAATAGACTGTGGCTTTGATATTGTTTTCAAGTCTCGTATACGCTTGTACGGTATTGATACCCCGGAATCAAGAACAAGAGATTTAGATGAAAAAGCTAGAGGCAAGATGTCCTCAAAGTTTTTACTAGACCACATTGAAAAAGCAAAGCTTGTAAAGGTTAAAACAAAGCTAGACAAAAAAGGTAAGTTTGGCAGAGTGTTAGGAAGCATCATTGCTGATGATGTAGACTTAAATGAGCAGATGATTACACAGCATTTGGCTGTAGCTTATTTTGGTCAAAGCAAAGATGATATTGAAGCAGAGCATTTGGTTAATAGACAAAAGCTTATAGAATTAGGACAGTTTAAACCAGTAGAGGATTGATATGAACGACGGACAAGGAAGATTTGGCGGAGATATGGATAGAAATGAAGTAGAGATGGACCTTAATAAGTTCATGGCTATGATTCAAGAAATATCTCAATTAAAAGATAAAATTAGAGATTTAGAAGATACAACCAATGTCAATCCATGGCAAAAGGTTATACATTTAGCACAAGCTGTAGACTCTTGGAGAATATTTCCAAGAATGTTTTTAAGCGTTTATATGTATTTGCTTTACTACACAACATTTTGGTTTATGGCATTAGAATCACCAAGCTTTGAACAATCAGGTCTTATATCTATTGTTGTAGGCGCAGGAGCGGCTTGGTTTGGTTTATACGCAGGAACATCAGGCTCAAGCAAGTCATTCAAAGGCGAAGCTAGTAAAGACTAATGGAAGTGTTTGACCTTATAGAGAAGGTCGGATTACCCATAGCAGGTGGTCTTATTATGGGCTACTTTATATTTCTTATTATGAAACAACTTATGGGCAATCTTGTAAGTGACATAAAAGGTATACAAGGCATTACCAAAATGCTTATCACAAGAGCATCAATCATGAACAACGATATGATTAGAATAGATACATCAGTATCTAGTGCTTTAAATTTAAAACCAGATTTAGACAGAATAGCAAGAGCAGAAAACTTTGTAGAAGACGGTAAAATAGACGCAAGAAGAGATTAATGAAACATTTATTATTGTTATTATGTTCTATGTCTTTACAAGCAGAATGGAAAG